CAACGCAACGTGTCGGAACAGCCGATAACGACATCAATGCTATCCGTAATATGGGTGCGATTCCAGAAGGTTACTCTGTCAATCACTATCTGACTGACACTAACGCTTTCTTCCTTCTCACTGATATACCTAACGGTATGAAGCATTTTGAAAGAACGGCTCTAGAGACCAGCATGGACGGTGACTTTGACACTGGAAATGTTCGGTACAAGGCGCGAGAGCGTTACTCTTTCGGGGTCTCCGATCCCTTGGGCATTTACGGTTCGCCCGGAGCATAACCGTTTCACGGAAGGGGGAGCTTTGCTCCCCTTTTCCTTATTCCTGACTGCTTAACAATAGCAGACGAACCCAGACAGGGAGAACCACATGGGTAACACTACATTTACTGGAGCGGTACGCTCCGAAAGTACTTTCAAAACAGTTAGCAAAAACACCAGTACAGGTGCTATTACAGAGGTGATCACTGTCGGTGACGGCCCTATTAGTCTTGCTGACTCCAACGTCACTCTTACCAATGCCACGCATAGCGGAAGAATTCTTCTTGTTCCAGATGGTGGTCAGGACAACACCTACACCTTACCTGCACCCATAGCAGGGTCGATGTTCAGGTTTGTTTATGCAGGTGGAGCGGCTGATGCAACTGACGCACTCATTATCACCCCCGGAAATACCAATTTTTATATTGGCGGCGTAACATTCCTTGATACTGACAACGAAGTAAGCGCAGTGTTTTCTGATGGAAACTCTAATAGTTCTATACAGATCAATGTACCTGCTGGCTTTGATGTGACTATTATGGGTCTGAACACCACTAATTATCAGATATTTGGTAGTGTGACGGGTGCAACAGCACCAGCGTTTGCTGATCAGTAAATTCACATGAGGAGGCTGGCCTTGGTCAGCCGTCCCAATTATTACAGTGAGGAAGGTTAAATGGCTGATGCAGTTGCAACACAGACGATAGATGACGGCCCACAGTTTGCTGTCTTTAAATTTACAAATGTGAGTGATGGTTCAGGAGAAGCTGCGGTTAAGAAGATCGACGTTTCTGCTTTGAATTCTAATCCTGTTACAAAGAAGGCTTGTACATCTGTAACGATACAGGAAATCTGGTACAGCACAGCAGGCATGAGTGTCAGGATTGATTTCGATGCCAGCACAAATGTTCTGGCTTGGCTCTGTATTGCAGATTACGCTGACTCGATTGACTTTTCAGAGTTCTCTGGGATACCTAACAACGCAGGAAGCGGTGTGACAGGTGATATTGACTTCACCACCATAGGTCACAGTAACGGTGATATTTACACTATCTGCATGAAAGTTATCAAGCATTATGGCTAGAAACTATAAAGCTGAGTATGAGAATTATCATTCAAAGCCGAAGCAGAAAAAACGTCGAGCTAACCGTAATGCTGCTAGAGACATTATGGAAAAGAAAGGTCTTGTTAAGAAAGGTGATAAGAAGGACGTAGATCACAAGGACAGGAACACAAAGAATAACAAGACAACTAATTTGCGTGTAACATCACAGACAAAGAACAGGTCTAGAAATGGCACAAAAAAAGTCCAAAGCAAAACCCAAGGCAAAGCCAAAAGCAAAGTCCAAGGCAAAGCCAAAAGCAAAGTCTCGCGTAAACGAGGCAGGTAACTACACCAAGCCAGAGATGCGTAAGCGACAGTTTAATCGCATCAAGGCTGGCAGTAAGGGTGGAAAGCCCGGTCAATGGTCTGCCCGAAAAGCACAGATGCTGGCTAAGGCTTATAAAGATGCAGGTGGTGGGTATAAATAGATATGCATCCTATTTACAGCAAAATGTACTATAAACCTCTACCAGATTACATTGAGATAGGAAAAAGCAAAATAGAAGGGTTTGGTCTTTTTGCTGCTCAAGACATAGAAAAAGATATTGATATAGGAATGTCTCACATCAAAGTTCCTATTATACAAGGTTATGTAAGAACCCCTATTGGTGGGTTTCTAAATCATGCAGATGATTTTAATTGTGAATTGTCGCTAGAGTTTGATTGGGATGACTATCGGACTTACCATGTTTATACGGTCAATAAGGTTTGCAAAGGCGAAGAACTTACATTGAATTATTATGTGGATGAGTTGAACTATGGTGTTTAAATAATCATGACGCTCAAAAAATCCCAGAAGTCCTTAAAAAAATGGACAAAAGAAAAATGGGGAACCAAGTCAGGCAAGCCGTCTACACAGGGCAAAAAGGCCACAGGTGAGCGGTATCTTCCAAAAGCAGCAAGGGATGCGCTAACAGACAAAGAGTATGCCGCTACGTCAAGAAAGAAAAGAAAAGACACAAAAAAAGGTAAGCAGCACAGCAAGCAGCCTAAGAAGATAGCCAAAAAGACAGCGAGGCATCGTAAATGAGTTTAACCGATGCGGAAAAAAACAGACTTAAAAAGGCGGGTTTGACAGGTCTTAACAAACCCAAAAAAACGCCTAGCCATAAAACCAAGAAAGCGGTTGTGGCAGTTCGTGATAAAGGCAAAGTCAAGCTAATACGTTTTGGTGACCAGAAGATGGGTCACAACTACTCCAAGGAAGCTAGAAAGAGCTTCAAGGCTAGACACGCGAAGAACATTAAAAAGGGGCCGACAAGCGCAGCTTATTGGGCAAACAAGGTTTTCTGGAGTGGTGAAGGCGGCAGCAAGAAAAGCCCACCTAAATCACAAAAGCAAAAATTTGGTAAAAAATAATGGCGACAAGCGGAACGTATACATTTGACCTTGACCTTGGTGATGCAATGGAGGAAGCCTTTGAAAGGGCTGGCCTTGAGATGCGTAGTGGTTATGATTACAGGACAGCAAGGCGTAGTATTAACTTGTTAATGTTAGAGTGGCAGAACAGGGGATTGAATCTCTGGACTGTTCAGTCAAAGAGTCAGGCACTTACGGGCGGTACTTCAGCCTATACGTTAGATTCAGACGTACTGGATATAGTTGAGGCGTTTGTCAGAACTAACAGCGGCAATGTGACCAGTCAGTTTGATCAGTCTCTTACCCGCATATCTGTATCTCAATACGCACAGCTTTCTAATAAGCTGACTCAAAGTAAGCCAACAGAGTTTTATGTTGAAAGAACAGCAACGGGCATTGTGATTAATCTATGGCCTGTTCCTGATTCTCAGGAAACATACACCTTTGAATATTATTACATGAGGCGCATTGAAGATGCTGGAAAACCAGCATCTAACACCATGAGCGTCCCATCTAGATTCTTGCCTTGTCTTGTTGCAGGGCTGGCATATCAGGTCTCCTTGAAGTACGCAGAGGCTAATGTAAGGTCAACGATGCTAAAGACAGAATACGAGGAACAGTTTAAGCTGGCTTCTGATTCGGATAGAGATAAGGCTTCGCTCTTTGTATCGCCGGGAGGCTACAGCAGTTGAGTAGAACAAAAGGCAAATACGCTTTTGGGTTTTGTGACAGAACAGGGTTTCGTTATAAGCTGACTGATCTAGTCCCACAGATACTAAACCAGAGACCCACAGGTATGTTGGTCGGTAGAGACGTTGTTGACAAAGATCAACCTCAGTTACAGCTAGGCAAGTTGCATCTGACAGACAACCAGTCTTTGAGAAACCCAAGACCAGACAGATCGCTTATTGAAAGCAGGGAGGTTTTTGCGTTTAATCCAGTTGGTGGCGGTGTTACGCAACTTGGAAGCAGAACAGTTGGACTTGATATAACTGGTGAAGTTGGAAGGGTTACAATAACTATTAGCTAAGGTATTGATTATGGCAAAGCTAGAAGTGTTTCAAAACGGCAATTTTGCTTCAGGAGAGCCTGTCTATCAGATTGGCACTAAATACCCAAACGGTGAAGTCGGTGAATACGGTGAGTACGAGATTGTGGTTTTTGCCCCGATGACCAAATCAGAAGCGGATGCAAAACTTGCTGAAATGCAACCAGTCAAAAAGGCTTCTGCAAAAGCAAAGCCAAAGAAAAAACCAGCAAAAAAAGCTGCCGTAAAGAGTAAGTGATATGGCGTGGACATTCACCACATTAAAAGCGTCTATTCAGGATTATCTGGAAACGACTGAAGAAACATTCGTTGCAGAGCTTCCTTTGATTATCGTCCGTGCTGAGGAAAGGATACTAAAGTCAGTTCAGCTTCCAAACTTCAGACGAAATGTAACGGGATCGATAACGGCTAATCAGGAGTATCTCAATACGCCAGATGACTTTCTTGCAAGTTATTCGTTAGCACTTGACAACAGCGGCTTTGAATATCTTTTGAACAAAGACGTTAACTTTATCAGGCAGGCTTATCCAGTTAGCACCACCACTGGAGTGCCAAAGTATTATGCTTTGTTTGATGATGCTACTTTTATTCTTGGCCCAACCCCTAATGCAGATTTTACAACCGAGTTACATTATTTTTATAAACCCCTGTCAATAACAGTCACATCAGACGGAACAAGCTGGCTTGGAACCAATGCAGAAAACGCATTGCTTTATGGTTGTCTTTTGGAAGGGTATATCTTCTTGAAAGGTGATCCTGATTTGATGCAGTTGTATCAGGTAAAGTATGATGAGTCACTAGCAAGGCTAGAGTCTCTGGGTGAAGGTTACAACACAACAGATAGCTATAGGTCAGGCACTGTCAGGAAGTCGAGATCCTGATGTTTGAGGCTAGTATGAATCTGCCTGACACGCCTATTGTTGATGTCTCTACTACAGAACATAAGGGGCATGATGTAGAGTTCTGGGCAGAGAAGGCAACAAATAGAATTGTTTCTGTAGGCAGTAACTCGCATCCTGCAATTCAGGAACAGGCGCAGGCTTTTAAAGATCAGGTTTATACGGCGATATTGTTTTACATGGTAGAAGCGATTAAAAGCGATAGAACCACGTTAACAGCAATACTGGAAAAGAATCAACAGAAAGAAATGGCAGACATAATTAGGAGATTGTAATGGCTATATCTCAGGCTATGTGTACTAGCTTCAAGAAAGAATTACTTGAGGCAAAGCACAATTTTTTGGCAAGTGGCGGCAACAGCTTTAAGTTGGCTTTGTATACAAGTTCTGCAAGTCTGGGAGCAGGTACGACAGCTTATACGACTTCTGGTGAAGCAAGCGGAACAAACTACACTGCCGCTGGCGCAGCTTTAACAAACATCAACCCCGACTCTAGCGGCACGACAGGATTTACCGATTTTGCGAACCTGACGTTCTCTACGGTAACGATTACAGCTAGGGGCGCACTTATCTATAATGACACCAATTCAGATCGAGGGGTGTGTGTATTAGATTTTGGTGGAGACAAGACTGCAACGGCAGGTGACTTTACGATTACCTTTCCTACCGCAGACGCGAGTAACGCAATTATCAGGATTGCCTGATGTCTTCGATTACGGGATGGGGCCGCGCTGGTTGGGGAACAGATGGCTGGGGAACGCCTGATGATATAAATGTTACTGGTGTTGCAGGTACAAGTGGTTTAGGTAGCGTTACAGTAAGCGGGGCTGCAAATGTAACTTTAACAGGTGTTTCAGCGACTGGTGCAATTGGCACTGAAATTGTAGGCATATCGGTAACAATTAGCCTTACAGGCTTATCAGCCAGCGGGTCAATCAGACCAGTCAATGTCTGGGGGCCAATTGATACATCGCAAACGCCAGCTTGGCAAGATATAGTAACACCAACGGGCATAGCCGCATGAGGTTTATAACATGGCAACTTATGTAAATGATTTAAGATTAAAAGAGATCGCCACAGGAGATTCTTCTGGTACATGGGGGTCAGAAACAAATACTAATCTGGAACTAATTGCAGAAGCATTGAGTTACGGAACACAGGATTGTTTTGGCAGTGACGCAAATGCAACAACAACTGTTGCTGACGGAGCGACAGATCCAGCCCGTTCTATTTATTTTAAAGTCACATCGTCGGCTACGCTTTCTACAACCAGAGAGCTAACTATTGCGCCAAACACAATGTCTCGACTAATGTTTATTGAGAACGCAACAACAGGTTCTCAGATTATTACAATCAAGCAAGGCTCTGGTGCAACGGTTAATATTGGTAACGGAGCAGTTAAGGCAGTGTACCTTGACGGGGCAGGTTCTGGAGCAGCGGTAGTTGATGCGCTTGTTGACTTAGATTTGACAGGCACTACCACCGCAGCAACCTTGACGGCTTCTGGTGTTATTACAGGAGCAACGCTTGAGGCGACTGCTGACACATCATCTGGTGACAACGCAGCCATAGGATTTACTTCTGCCGAAGGGATTATAATTACAGGACAGGGCAGCACCAATGACGTAACCATCAAAAATGACGCTGATGCTGACGTACTAACAATCGCAACAGGTGGCACTAGCGTTGATATTGTTGGGGACGTTACAGCCTCTACCCTAAATGCAGATGGCGACACTGCTGCTGGTGACAATGCAGCGATGGGCTACACTGCCGCTGAAGGATTAATCCTTACAGGTCAGGGGTCAACTAATGATGTAACCATTAAGAATGATGCAGATGCTGATGTATTAACTATTGCAACAGGCGGTACAAATGTAGACGTAGTTGGCGATCTTACCGCAGCGTGTTTTATACCTGATGGGGATACGTCTTCTGGTGATGCCGCAGCGATAGGGTACACTGCCGCTGAAGGTTTAATTCTCACTGGGCAGGGTTCTACATCTGATGTAACGCTCAAAAATGACGCTGATGGTACAGTTCTGACTATTCCTACAGGTACAACTAATGTTGATGTTGTTGGAGATTTTACTGCTGGCACATTGAATGCTGATGGTGACACAGCGGCAGGAGATGCTGCTGCAATCGGTTACACCGCCGCTGAAGGTTTAATCCTCACTGGACAAGGTTCAACAAATG